CACGCGGGCATCTGGACGGCGAAAGGCGGGTGCATCTGATGAGCTCGATCGCCCGCTGGAGCTACAAATACACGGCCACGGTGAAGCCTTTCGTGGCCTACGACCAACGCACCGGGGAGACGACCTTCGGGGCGGAATACGACATTGCGTGCGGCGTGATCGGGGCCACCGACCAAGACCGCATGACCGTGGGCGGCCAGGAGATGGTCGCCAAGCACATCATCTACACCGAGGACGACCGACCGAAGTATTTGGACCACATCAAATTCGAGGGCTCAGACGGCTGGGAGGAAGTTCGCCACAAGACGTTCTGGGAGATGGCCGCGTTCAACGACGTGCCGGACTACAAGCTGATGACGGGGTGAGCACCATGCCAGCCAAGGGGATTCAACGGGTCAAGCTGAAAATGCGTCAGGTCACCGAGGACATCGGCGGCCAGCGCACCAACGCCGCCATCTACGCCGTGCTGTCGCAAGGGCAGGCCATGGCCGCGACGCTGACCCCGATTGACACCGGGCACCTGGTGAATTCAGCCTTCGGGCCTGTGGTCAACGGTAAGACGGGGCGCGTCGGCTACACCGCTGAATATGCCTTCTGGGTGCACCAAGCGCCCGGCAAGCTGAAGGGTCAGCCGCGCCAGCATTTTGGCAAGACCAGCAACCACTCTGACTTTGGGCCGCAGCGCCCGGTGGCCTTCGGCGGCGGCACGGGCGTCGGCAACTACTGGGATCCGAACGCCGAGCCGAAGTTCTTGGCCAAGGGGTTCGACCGCATCAAGCCCGCCATTCCGCAGATTCTGAAGGTGGTCTATGCTCGATGAGTTCACCGATTGGTTGGAAGACCTGTTGCCGGGCTATGTGATGGTGACCGGGGCGTGGCAGGACGACCCGACGATGGCGGCCAGCTCATTCGCCGCCGTGCGCCAGAACCCGGCAGGCTCGCCGGTGGTGGGCGTGCGTCGCTCGCGCTTCCACGTCACGCTGCTGGGGCCGCGTAACGGGCGACAAAATCAGTTGGCCATCATGGCCGACGCAGCTGAGTTGGCCAGCAAGGCCATCACGCGGGCCACAGTTCCTTGTGGGGCCGCGCACATTGTCTCGATGGGCGAGGCGCAAGGGCCGGGGCTCACGACCGAGAACCGGCCGTGGGCTTCGTTGGATTTTGAACTTATTTTCTAAGAGGAAGCGACACCATGGCTTGCGAAACTACCAAGTATGTCGGACGGGACGTTGTCCTGGAATACGCCATCGGGTGCGGCGACGAGCTGCCCCAGCCGGGCGACTGGAAGCGCATCGGCGCAATGCGGACCAAGACCTTCGGGTTGACGTGGGACACCACGGACGCCACGGCGGACGACTCGGTCGGTGCGCTGCGCGAGAACCTGGCCACATTCCAGACGTTGGAGATGGGCGGCGACGGCGTGGCAAAGGCGGACGACTCGGCCAACCTGGTTGAACTGACCAAGCACGTCATCAACCCCACCGCCACCAACGGCCAACCGGTCGTGTGGATGCGCATGACGTTCCCCGACCTGACGTTCACCGCGTTCATGCTGGTCAGCGACGTGTCGCGCAATGTGCCGTATGACGATGTGGTGACCTACAGCCTCAGCGCCAGCGCGACGGCCAGCGACTTCGGCCTCATCGTGGACGACACGCCTGCACCGACGCCCGCGCCGATTGCGCCGACGATGTTGGTGGTCATTCCCGAGACTGCCGCGATCACTGACGACGACGGCACGCTCCAGCTGTCCCTGTTGTCGGTGCCCGCCAACGCGAGCAAGTCGGCAGCATGGGTCAGCGACACGCCCGGCGTGGCGACGGTTGACCCGGACACTGGCTTGGTCACGGCCATCAGCGACGGCACCACGACCATCACTGCGACCAGCACGGTCAGCGGGGCCGTCTCGGCCACCCGTGACGTCGTTGTCTCCAACCAGACCTGATCGCCATGCGCCCCGTGCTCATCGAAGCCGGGGACGTGGGGATCTACGGTCAGGGGGTTGACCCGTTCATCCTGCGGCCCTCGCTGCGCAACATCGCTGCCCTCGGCACGCCCGCCGAGATCGTGGCGATGTTTGCGCGCGTCATGGGGCCGGTGGACGCCGCCGATGTGTGGGGTGCCATCATGGACGCCCGCATCGTGCTCTGGACGTGTGCCGAGGGCGCAGTGGAAAATGCAGACGCCGTGCTGGGCAGCGGGTTCGAGCGCGGCGCGCTGGACGCCGAGCAAGTGGTGGCCTTGGCGCGCCACATGTTGCTGCACGGGATGATCGGGCCGCTGCAGCCTGACGCCAGTGAAGGGGCGCGGCCCCTGGAGGAGTTCGAAGCTTCCACCTTCGTGTCCTTGGCCGTGGCCCATTTGGGCACCAGCGTGGAGGATGCCTGGGACATGTCAATGACGAGCTTGGTCCAAGCGCTCAAGGCCAAGTTCCCCGACCTCAACAAGCCGAAGCACGCCGGGCCGTCTGTCAAGGAGCTGGACGCGGCGATGGAGTGGTTTGAAGGCGTGCAGCGGAGGCGGAATGGCTGAACAAGTCGGCGGCATCTACTATGAGGTTTCGAGCGACGTCAGCCCGCTACTGAATAACAACAAGCGCGCTGAGGCGAGCCTCGACAGCCTTGGCGCCACCATGGCGCAAACGGACAAGGCCAGCGCCAAGTCTGCCCACCAGATGACGGCTACGGCCAGCGCCGTCAAGGAGCTTGGCAACAGCGGCCAGAAGGCCTCCAGCCAGTTGTCCGGCTTGACCGGTGCGCTGGCTGGGCTCCTGACCGTGCGCGGTGCGCTGGGCATCGCGCAGATGGCCGAGGCCTACGGTGAGATGGCCGAGCGGATCAAGATGGCGACCTCGGGCTCCGAGGAATATGCCATGGTGCAGCAGCGCCTGCTCCAATCGGCCAATGAAACCTACCGCCCGCTGCGCGAGGTGCAGGAGGTTTACATCCGCACAGCTGACACGCTGCGGTCGATGGGCTACACCACGGCGCAGGCCTTGGACATCACGGACTCCTTGAGCCTGTCCTTCGTCAAGAACGCCGCCAGCGCTGACCGGGCCAACGCTGCGATTGAGGCGGTCACCAAGTCGGTGCAGCTGGGCCGCGTCAGCGCGCAGGCATGGCAGACGATCATCGCCGCCACCCCGACCATCATCAACGATCTGGCGGCCAGCACCGGCAAGGCCACGGACGAGATCCGGCGCATGGGCGTGGAGGGGCAGATCACCGGGACGATGCTCACCGAAGCGCTGCGCAAGAGCGTGGACCAGAACCGGCAGGCTGCGGCCGAGATGGCCACAACCATCAACGATGCATTCACCCGCCTCAAGAACACCCTGAGCGTGTATGTCGGGGAAGCAAACCGCGCCACGGGCTCCACACAAGTCATCGTCAAGGCGCTGGAGCTAGTCGCCGACAACATCGACGTGCTGGCTAAGTCTTTCATGGCGCTTGGCGCTGGTGCGCTGGCCCGCTACATCACGCAGACCGGCCTCGCCGTGGTTTCCGCCGGACAACAGGCCTTGGTCGCCCGCGCACAAGCCATCGCCAACCTGGACGCTGCCAAGGCTCATGTCGCCGCCACTGCAGCGGCCGCCGCGCACACGCGCGCCAACGTCGGTCTCATGCAGGCTTCCGGCGCGGCGGCCGCTGCCGAAACCGCCCACGCTGCTGCCGTGACGCGCCTCGCCGGTGCACAGGCCGCTGCCCGCGTGGCTGGGGCTGGCATGCTGGGGCTCTTGGGCGGCCCTGTGGGCATCGTGGCGCTGCTGGCCACGGCGGCAGCCGGCATGTTCCTGTTCCGTGACTCGACCGACAAGACGGCGGTGTCGCTGGACGGCTTCGGCACGTCGGTCGAGTCGGCCACGGAAAAGATGGCCAAGCTGACGCGGTCGCAGCAGGAGCTGACTAAGGCGGCGGCAAGCCAGGCGCTGGTTGAGGCGAACGCCGAAATTGAAGCCAGCTTCGGCCGCTTGATGGGCGCGTCCTCCGACTTCTACGGCACGCACAAGGAGCAGATCGACCAGCTGGTGCGCGACAGCAAGAGCGGGGCCATTTCCTTCCAAGAGATGGACCAACGCCTCACCGAGCTGGCCGACACCTACGCCGCGTCCAAGGGTTACGGCGACCGGTGGGTGCAGATGATGCGCGAAGCCATCGCGCGCATGAGCGAAGCGTCCAGCGCTGCCAACAGCGCGCGCACCACGCTGGACAACGTCTCGGCCGCCATGGACAACGCGGCCGACGCAGCGCGCAACGCGGCCAGCGGCATCGACCAGATGAACGCCTCCATGGGCGCGACGACCGAGGGTGGCCAGAAAGCCATCATGGACGCGCTGAAGCGTTATGCGTTGATCGGCTCCAAGGGGTCGGCAGCTGGCGTGCTCTACGACATTGAGAACGGCCTGAAGGGCGTGGGCGACATGGCCAACTATTCGGCCGAGGAGCTCAACACCCTCAAGAGCGTCTACAAGCAGATTGAAACCGCTGAGGCCGCAGCGGCCAAGCGCCGGGGCGGCGGTCGTGCCGCGCGCCCGAAGCGCTCCAAGGAAGAGGCCGAGGCCGAGCGCCTCGCCAAGAAGCAGGCGGACGACGCCCGTAACTATTTGAAGTCCTTGCAGGAAGAAGCTGACCAGAAAAGCAGCATGAGCACGACCGAGCGGTTGCGCTACGACCTGGCGGCTGGCGTTGTGAAGTTGCAGGGCGATCAGCTGTCACAAGCACAAGAGCTGGCGCTGCTGATCGACTCACGTGCCAATGCAGAGAAGGTGGCGGCAGACAACCTGAGCCGCAGCAGCGCCGAATTGGCTACGCAGCGCCAGTTGCAAGCTGAATTGCTCGACTATGCCTTACAGATCGACGCGGCCACGCTTGGGCCGGATGCCAGGCAGGCTTATGAAGATCGCGCCCGCCTGGAGCAGAAGTTCGCCGACCGGGTGGCGGACATCCAAGCGCGACGCCGGGACGCCATGGCCCGCGCCGACGCCCGCGAGCTGCCGCGCATCAAGAAGTTGTATGACGACCAGTTGGCCATCGAGCTTGATTACCAAGGCAAGTCGTTGGCTGCCTTCACCGAGTTCAACGAGAAGAAGAAAGCGCTAGACGAAGACTGGCGCGTCGGTGCGCTGCGCGCGATCAACGAGTATTCCGAATCGTCTCGCAAGATGGCCGACCAAATGCAGACTGTGGTCGGAAACGCCATCAAGGGCTTGGAGGATGCCTTTGTGCAATTCGCCAAGACCGGCAAGTTGTCCTTCAGCGACCTCGCGAATAGCATCATCAGCGACCTGGCCCGAATTGCGGCGCGGCAGGCCGCCAGCGGCATCGCCAACTGGCTGGGCGGCTTGATCGGCAGCTTTTTTGCTTCTCCCACGGGCGCCACGGGGTTGACTCCTGGCGGGGGCGGCTTGGGTTTGAAACCGGGCGGTGGCTTGGGCCTAACAGTGCCTGGACGCGCCAGCGGCGGCCCCGTGGAAGCGGGCAAGATGTACCGCGTGAACGAGCGCGGCAACCCTGAGCTCCTGAACGTCGGCGCGCAGCAGTTCTTGATGATGGGCAACCGTTCCGGCCAGGTGACGCCGACCAGCGGCGGGGCCGCCTCGTCCGGTTCTGGCGGCGCGCCGAGCGTTGTGGTCAATATCAACAACAACAGCCAGTCGCAGGTCACGGCCACGCAAAGCCGCAACGGCGACACGAACGTCATCGACGTGCTGATTGAGGCCGTGGCCGGAGACATCCGGTCGGGCGGCCGCGTCGCCGGGGCCATGCAAGGCACCTATGGGCTCAACCGTGGCTTGGCCACCCCGCGCTATGGACGCTGACGCCCAACTCCCTCAGATCCAGCTGCCGGATACATTCCCGGCGTGGCTCGTGGCGACCGAAGGTGGCACGGACGAGGCGCTGTTCCGCCCGAGCAGTATGACCACAGGGGCGCGTCGCTTGCGTCGGATGTATACCTGGGCGCCCCTGCTGCGGTCGGTTTCCCTACTGCTGACCGAACAGCAAACGCGCGAGTTTGAGTGGTTCTTCGAGAACGACCTGCTGGCCGGGTCGCGGATGTTCGCGGCCCGCGTGCGCGACATGGGGCCGGGGCACGCTTGGTATGCGGCGCAGTTCGCCGAAGAGAACCCGCTGACCTACACCCCGATGATTGGGTGGGCGCGCAACAACGACATCCGCTGGAAGGTAGACTGCAAGCTGGTGCTCTACGGGACGCCGCGAGTCGCCGGGCCGGTGTTGACCAGCTTCAAGGGCGTGGTGCGCGTCCCGCTCCTAGGCCGCGCTCGTAACGCCGGGATCGTGACGCTCTCGGGCGCGGCCGCCGTTCCGCTGGTCGGTACGGCGGCGTCGCCTTGGGCCTTCAGCGGGGAAATCGAAGTTGACCTGATTGGCGCGGTCGAGGAGCCCGAAGGTCTGCCCTTTTACGGTCGCGTCTCGATTCCTCTGGCCGGGCTGGTGGCGAGTGTGCAGCCGATGACGTTGGCCGCTGAGATCAGCGTGCCGCTGGTTGGGGAGGTGGCGTAATGGCTGGCCTGCCCGTCATCTACCCCGACACGCTCCCCCACCCGGAAGTTGGGCAGTTCACGCCCCGCGAGCGGCGTGCGATCAACCGCGAATTCATGCGCCCGATCAGCCGCGACCGAGCGGGCACCCGAACTGTGGCCTTCACCTTCACCCCGGTGCAGGCGCGCGAGTTCCGCGAGTGGTATCAGGAGTGGGTGACGATGGGCGGCGGCATGTTCGCCGCGCTCTGGCCGATGCCTTGGGGGCATGGGCCGCACGTCTTCCGGTTCGTAGAGCCCCCACATTGGCAATTGATCGGTGGCGGCATCGACGGACAAGGCTATTGGCGGGTGACAGCCGATGTGGAGCTGCGCGGGCGCGGCGAGATGCCTGAGCTGGAGGTGTTCACGATCACGAGCCAGATTTATCCTGTCATTGCCGAGGATGAAGTCGAGAGCAGCGCAGCCGAGCCACTCGATTCG